TGTGGCATATTCATCCTCACTATTATAACAGTATTTATGGTGAGTTTTTAGGCTGGTACAATACCCGAGGTAGTTGCTACATATTGTTTTGCAATCTCTAATTCTGTTTTAGCAACACAACTTACTGTAGATGCTAAAACATTAAATTTAGCATCCGGTGATACACTATACATATATGGTGCTAGTCCTAGTCCTTGCTGTTGCATAACCAATACCATAGGTTTATGTAGTGTAAATTTTTTATCTGATTCATTTTCAAGACGAGCAACAATCTCTTCGCCTGAGCTTAGTTTTAGAGACACAGTGTCTCCGTTTTTATACGGGGCTTCAATTAACATATTATAAAGTGTATCCTGTTCCGTTGTAGTTAGTTTTTCTTAGTATGCTGGCTGAGAATGCCGGGTTAATCCTGATGGGATAGGGTGATATGATTATTGGGTCCTTTATGGTGCTTAAACACACTCTTTAGTGTGCTTCTACCAAATGCTTCGCCTTTGTTCACTACACTGTCCATTAGGCTTCTTACCTTATACTGATTAGGATACATCTTGCTCATACTCTTATAAGTTTCCCACCACACATAACCATCGTGCCATTGCTCCAAGTCGAATAGTTTATTGTTTAGGTATGTGTGTTCAAGTTCCGTAAAGAATGTGTGTGTTTGCATTTCGTTTAGATTGTATGCTATCCATCCAGTCTCTGGGTAGCCCTCTCTATGCAAGTATGTGAACATCTCTCCTTCTTTAGGCAATTGCTGTCTTAACCACTCTTCTGTGTAAGGTTGTGTCTGCTCTACATCTGCATCTAACCAAATCATATATCCTGTTTTTAACTGTTTGGCAGTTTCAATCTGTGCTTCAACCTTGTGTGAAAATTTAAACCATTGTTTTTTTAGGGGGGCGTCTGAGGGATACTGTGCTTGATTTCGTTCTCTCCACCCATTCCAAATTGGATTGAGATTGTTCCAATACTTGTGTGCCGAGTGTTGCCAAGTGCCTGTTGTTTTTCGTGCATATCTTTCATATAGATCTTGATTAAGGGCAGTTACCCAATGTATTGTAGTGTCTTTGCTAATGCTTCCTTGCATGATGTCTGGGCTAAAGTGTGGTTCCGTATGTGTTTCTATTTCTTTTGCCATATCTAATACTTTCCCTGTTTTCGTTCTTAATTCATATCTCAACCTGTTGAGGAACTATGTCTTCGGTTTTATACGGCGTTTTAATGATTATTTTTTGCGTTTCTTTCCAATTTTGGTTGCTTTTTTAGCAGCAACTTTCATTTTAGTTTTAGTCGCTCGAGGTTTACGTAATGCCATTATAACGAATGTTCTCCTGTACCAGTATAATTTGTTTCTTCTAAATACTGCGGAAAGTCCGACCATCCGCCAATTTTTTTTCCATTGACTTTAATTTGCGGAAAAGTCTTTGCACCCGGAAACATTGATAATATTTCTTCGCGATCGAAGTCTGTGCCAAGTTGAAAGTACTTGTAATTATATTGACGTTGTTCGCATAATGCTTTTGCTTGATCACAAAATGGACATTGTGCTTTACCGTAGATTTCAATCATAATGAGAATCCTTTAAATGTATCAGCGCCAACATCTTGTTTTGTGCCGCCACTTACGTAAGATGTAATTTCTGTTTCTTGTGGCGCCACTTGTACTTCTGATCCACTGATCCATTTTTGTGTCCACGGTAACGGATTGTTTTTTACACTATACGGACTTTTGAGATTTACATTGGTCATTCGTCGTGTACAGATCCATTCGATATACTGTCCTAGTAGTTCGGCATTCAAACCAATCATTGAGCCGTCTTTGAACAAGTAGTCAGCCCAGGCTTTCTCTTGATCAACTGCTTCAACAAACATTTGAATACAAGCTTCTTCAGTTTCTTCTGCAATCTTTGCGTAATCTGGATCATCTTTTTTAAGTATTTTAAGCAACATCTGTGTGCTTGCTAAGTGCAAGTTCTCATCACGTGCAATTAATTTAATAATCTTAGCATTGCCTTCCATTTGCTTCATTTCTGCAAATGCCCAGCTACAAGCAAACGACACATAAAACCGTACACCTTCTAGGATATTAACGCTCATTAGTGTGAGCCACAACAGTTTCTTTAGCTCGTAAAGATCAACTACAACTTTCTTACCATTGACTTTATGTGTGCCTTCTCCTAGCAAATTGTACCAGCTACTCATTTCAATCAAACCATCGTAATATTTAGAAATGTCACCTGCACAATCAGCAATCTCTTCAATGTCCATCATTTCATCAAAGATTTTACTTGGATTGTTGTACACATTGCGAATAATGTGTGTATATGAACGTGAGTGGATTGTTTCACTGAATGTCCATGTTTGAATCCAGTTTTCAATTTCGGGCAAACTTACAATAGGAGCAAATGCTTCTACTGGTGCACGGCCTTGTACACTATCCAATAGAATTTGACGCTTGAGATTGCTGGTAAAAATATGCTGCTCGTGGTCGCTAAGAGCTTTAAAGTCCTTACTGTCTTTGGTTACATCAACTTCTTCGGGGCGCCAAAAGAACCCTAGTTGCTTGTCTGTAAGTCCGTCAAAACTTTTATACTTCAGTGTATCATAACGCTGAATCGTAGGTCCGCCCGACGGATCTAAAAATGCCAATACTTTAGTATGGTCTGCATTGTTTTCAGTGTTAAAAACGCTCATAAAATTTTACCTATTCTTTGTGTGTCTGTCTGTGTTAGTGTAACATGCTACGCAGAGCATGTCAAGTTTTAAATAGTACAGCTTTCGCAATCTTCGTCATCTATTTCAACTTGCTCAAGATCGACTTCGCCCATCATCTTGCTTACATCGATTTCGCCTTGGCCATCATTGGTGTTAAAGTAATAAAGTTGCTTGCCACCGTACTTGTAAAACATCAATAGATGCTGCAACATTGTACTCATTGGAATCTTTTCGTCCTCAAAGTGTACCGGATTGTATGAAGTGTTCACACTAATACCCTGGTCGATGTATTTTTGTAGTACAGCCATAATCTTCAAGTATCCTTCAGGCGACTGTTGATTCCATAGCAAATCATACTTGTTCTTTAGACGTTTAAACTCTGGTACAACTTGCTTGAGAACACCGTGCTTTGATTGCTTTACACTGATAAGCGAACGTGGCGGCTCGATGCCGTTAGTTGCGTTTGCAATCTGCGCACTTGTTTCACTCGGCATAAGTGCCATTAGTGTTGAGTTACGAATGCCTGTTGCTTTTAGTTGCTCACGCAGTCCTACCCAATCCATACGCTCTACATGCGGAATGATCTCATCTAATGCTTTTGCATATGTTTGATTTGGTGTAATACCATGTCCGTATTTTGTTTCCATTAAACCACTAGGTGCACCTTGCTCTGCTGCTAGGTCAGCACTTGCTTTAATTAAATAGTACGACCATGCTTCTGCATACTCATCTATTAGTGCAAGTCCATCTGCATCAATGCCTTGATATGTAAGATCGTGTTTGGCTAGGAAATATGCAAAGTTAATAATACCAATGCCCAACGGACGGCGTTTCTCTGTAGATAATTGTGCTGCTACAATCGGATAGTTCTGATAAGACAGCAATGCATCTAATCCGCGAACTGCTAAACGTGCTACTTTTTCAAAGTCACTCGGCTGTTTAATGTTACCCCAGTTGATAGCACTTAGAGTACATAAACTAATCTCACCTTCTGGATCATTGAGATCAGTTAGTGGCTTTGTCGGCAAGTCAATTTCTGCACATAGGTTTGATTGTCTAATAGGTGCAACATCAGGAAGGAAGCTACCATGCTCGTTTGCATTGTCTACGTTTTGTAGATAGATACGACCTGTGTTCTTACGCTCTTCCATAAAGCTGCTAAACAAATTTGATGCTTTAACTGTTTTCTTACGTAGCTTTGTATTACGTTCTGCTGTTTCATATAACTCACGGAAACGATCTTGATCAGCATAAAATGCATCATAAAGCCCAGGTACATCCGCAGGCGAGAATAGAGTTATATCGCCTCCGGTAATTAGTCTTTCATACATTAGTTTGTTGAACTGTACACCGTAGTCCATGTGACGCACACGGTTATCGTCTGTTCCTTTGTTGTTCTTTAGCACCAACATTTCTTCTGCTTCTATGTGCCAAATCGGATAATAAATTGTAGCTGCTCCGCCACGTACACCACCTTGGCTACATGACTTTGTTGCTGCTTGAAACATTTTATAGAAAGGAATAATACCTGTATGATAAGCATCTCCCTTACGAATAGGCGAACCAATAGCACGAATGCTTCCGCCGCCAATACCGATACCAGCTTTCTGGCTTACATACTTAACGATACTCGAACTAGTAGCATTGATACTATCAAGACTA